AAAAACGATTGGGACGATCTGTGATCTTATGTCGTGTCTTGTCATTCTTCAATCGAATACTGGAAACACAAGAACGTTTCTGGAATTCCTTAGTAAGAACAGTGAACAGGATTTACATGTGTGCGAGGACTTTAATTGTCCTCCCCTTTCTTCTTTTGAAAGCATTGCTTTTGGTACTTATACATGGGGCAACGGCAAAATTCCGTCTGAAATAAAACAATTCGTCATTGATCATCATAAAGAATTGAAAGACAAGAAAGTTCTTATCTTCGGTAGTGGTTCGACAATCTATCCACGTTTCTGCGGTGCTGTAGACGGTCTTCTAAAGATATGTAATGACAGTAAGGCAAACGTCATTCGAACTGTAAAATTCGAACAACGATTTGATGAAAGCGAACGTGATGAAACAGATTTGTATTATTTAATAGACAGCATTAAGCATTGGAGCAGACCTTCTATTAGTAGTTAGTCTGCTTCATTTTTTTGTTATAATTTGTCATAATATTGCATCTTTTTGTGTACGTAATTGGAAGAATATGTTATAATTATATTAGTGAGAGAGATATAAATAAAAAACTTCTCACAAATACTCAACTACTACTAATTGGAGGAATGAAAGATGAGAACAATTTCTAAAAAAATGGCTAAAGAAGTAACGATGGAGAAGTACTTTGAGTTGATTGAAAGAAAAGAAAGATATGAGAAAAAACTTAGTGAACTTCGTCTTGAGTGGAGTGAAAAAATCGCTTGGTTAGAAGAACATACACTTGATGTGATTCTATGGAAAGCAGAATTTACTTGTAATAAAGAAATGCTTGAAGGGTTAGAACTTGGTATGAAAGACGTGAGAGATAACCTTCCAATGGAAACTTTAAAAAGTTGGAGAAAAATTTATCGAGCAAGATAAATAAATAGAAGAAACCACTCAAACGAGTGGTTTTTTTTATTTTGCTAGCTCTTGTATTGTCAAATTAATTTCAAATTCAGATTCTTCGTCAGATAAGATAAGAGCAAGTTTTTCTAATCTTTTTATAAGCTTATCAGCTGTATGAAGACCTTTAATTTTAAAGTGGAATCCGTCTTCATTGATTTCTTGCTTGGCTTGAGATACTTGAGCTAGTTGTTTTTCTTCTACAATGAAAGCTTCAACTGGAACATTCAATTCATTCTTTTTAGTTCGATTCGTTCTATGATTTCGTTCAATTCTTTTCGCTTTTGGGAGGTTGAATTTTTTTACATACTTGTATAGAGTGTTGCTTCCAATTCTCCATGCGTCTAAAATTTCACTATTTGTAAATCTGTCTCTATAAGCTATCAGATGTCTTTTTTTATCTTCCTCCGAAAGCTTTAGAAATTGTTCGTAAGTAATTAATGTATCGTACATGTTAGTGACTTCCACCTTTCCGGCTTTTCTATGTCTGTACTTTTCCTTCCGACTCATAATGTCGGTTGGAAACATCATTTTTCCTACATACCCTCTTTTGCCAGTCTTCGAATGAACATTAGAAGCGATTCTTTTTTTATCTTTTACTTCCTGTTCAAAGAGCTTAGCTACAATCATTTTATTAACCTCCAAAAAAAACTACTTGAATATAGCACATAATTTCTAAGACTTTTTTGAATTTAATCTATTTTTAATCTTGTAAAATGTTCCACTTTATGATAAAGCACAATCATTTCCATCCTTCTGAAGCCCTAGATCAATTCGTGTGACAAATTACCAAAATTTATGTATTTTCATATTTACAGTTTTTTCCAGTTGTTATATAATATTAATAGAGTTAATTAACTCAACTACTATTTCAAGGAGGCTTTAAAATGCCGTCAGAAGATTTAAAAGAGCTGGTAGAAAAGATAAAAATCCAGCTATCAGAACTAGTTACAGATGCTATCGATATTGAGCAGCTAATCGCAACAAAAGAACATTTCTATTTCTCTGCATACGATGTCTTTTTCAGAGAAGAAATTTCAATTCGAGTTGAAATAGAAAGCGGCAATATTCAATCTACAGTACATCGTGAAGAAGACTTTCTATGGTGGAACATTGGCAAAAAAGTAAACCTAAAATCGGAGGAAGAAAAAATGAATAGCATTATGTATGCAACAGCTGTACCTGGAGGACAAATTAAATTTAAAGAAAAACGAACAAACGACACATTGAAACTTCTTCAAGAACATGTTGGAGGATATGTTGATTGCGTTCATTTTAGAGGTTTAGATATTTGGGTTCATGATGAAGGTCTTTTAAATGGATATGATCCTTGCGTCATCATTAAGAATAACCGCTCACTTGGAATCGAAAAAGACGATATATACCTTGTAGGAAATGCGGTCTTTGCTTCTTCTAATGCAGAAGGAGAAACAGTTAGTCTTAACCCACTAGCACTAGATACATTAAACGGATTTAGAAAAGTTCCTTTATCCAGCGGAAAATCAGTATTAGTTTACTTCAATTATTAAGGAGATCGTAGCAATGGCTAAAGTAAAACATTACATCTATCCTGACCAAGTGGTTAGAGAAATTAAGCATGGTGACGGACGTATAGAATATGAATACTTAACGAAAGAACAGTATGACAATTATGAGACTGGAAAAGGAGCCTTCGTTGGCATTGCCTATGCTGTAGGGTTTATCTTCTTTATCATTATCGGAATATTCCATTAATAATTTATAAGCGTCAACATATGGGTGTATCTGGAGCTTCAAACTCCTAGATATGCCCTTTTTCTATTTCTTTTTAAAATAAAATATGAATTTTATGCTTTTGATTTACGTTTTGAATTCTTCAGATATAAATACATTGTGAAATAAATATATGGAGGAATTCAATCATGATACTAAAGCAAGAAACTGTAGAGAGAGTCGTTACTAAAGAGGTTACAGAATTACGAAACGTTGTTGTTTCTGAACAAGTTGTAAAGCCTGACCAAGAATCCATTGAAGAAATTGCTATGGCCTTAATCAAAAACCGCTATAAAATGATTCAATTTACAATCAATGAAGGTTCTGAAGATCCATTCTTCTGCGGCTACAGAGAGCGGAGCATGGAAGTAGAACTTGAACTATTCGGAGAAAAGAATATCAGGGTGACAATTGAAGAAATTGGCTGCTAACAAATTAGATGGGATTTTACCCATCTTTTTTTATTTGTCTCATTTACGTTTTGAAACATGCAGATATAATAACTCAAATCAGATTGGGAGGCGTAAAGCCCATGAGTAAAAGACTTCTTAAATGTTATGGAACGTGTGGCCAAAAATATCATCAGTCAGAACTGATCAAATATAAAAATGCAAATCACTGTAAACCTTGCTATGACGAAAAAGTAAAGGAGGTTACAGACCGAGAAAATCTTTACAGCTTGATCAAAGATATTTTCAATCTTTCTTTTCCTACTGGACTAATGCTTAGACAAATCAAACAGTTTCGTGAAGAGAGAGATTATTCATACAAGAACATAGCATTCGCTCTTGATTACATTGTTCGAATCAAGAAGATAAAGCTTCAAACGAACTTTGGAATTGCCTTAGTTCCCCACTACTACGATGAAATGATTTCTTACTACAAAGACCTACAACGAAGACGAGAACAAATGCAATTTATCAAACCTCAGAAAGTGAAAGTAAAGATGAAGCCGCTAGTTCTTGAGAACGAATATCGAAATAAGAAATTGATCAACATGGAGGATTTACTAAAATGACTACAAACATGAACACCCTTAATCCGCCAAGAGCCATTTATTCGGTTATCGGCAATCTTTGCAAAAATCCTCAATCGTTAAGAAATCCTGAAATTTATTTAAGCGAAAGAGACTTTGCAGCAGAATTCCATAAAGTTGTTTTCTCAGCAATTTACAATCTAGCTTTTACGTCAGCTGAAACAACGAATATCAACGAAATAGATATAGACAACTACTTAGCTTCGTATCCTAACCTTTATAAAGTATGGGAAAAGCATAATGGCTTAGGCTACATAAAAGATTCTATGGAGCATGCAAATCCAGACACGTTCAAATCGAATTACGACAGATTGAAAAAGTTCTCATTGCTTCGACATTATGTTGAGAACGGTTTTGACGTATCTGATCTCTACAACTACACATCATTAGATTTACAAGAACAAGATAAAGGCATGAAAAAGATTGATAAGATGACTGTTCAAGAAATCATTGACCATTATTCAATCAAAATGATGAATGTTCGTGATGCTTTCAATGTTGGACAAGAATCAAAAAACTTCAGAGCTGGTGATGATCTCGACACATTGTTAGACGATTTGAATAAAGCTCCTGAATACGGCTATCCATTCCAAAACGGATTCTATAACTCCATTTTCCGTGGAATGAGAAAAAGAAAGTTTATGTTACGTTCTGCTGGTACTGGTACAGGTAAAACTCGTCAAGCTTTACTTGACATGTGTACGGTTGCTTGTGATGAAACATATGATTTTGAAGCAGAAGATTGGGTTTCAAGTGGACCATCATACCCTGCCCTGTTCATATCTACAGAGTTAGAAAAACGTGAAGTTCAAACTATCATGATTGCTTACATTTCCGGCATTGATGAAGAAGTAATTAAAGATGGGAAATACGCTCAACCAGTTTTAGAAAGATTGAAATATGCTATTGAAGTTCTGAAACGTGCTCCTATCTACTGCGTTTACGTTGATGACTTTTCTATCTACGATATTGAAGAAATTATTGAACGACACATTATTGAATACAATACGCAATTCGTAGCATTCGACTATATTCAGATCACTCCTAAACTATCACGTACAATGGCTCAAGCTTTTGGAACTCACCTTCGAGAAGACCAAATTCTTGTTCAATTTTCTGCTGCCTTGAAGATACTTGCTAATAAGTATGAAGTGTTCCTTGAATCTTCTACTCAGTTGAACAGAAGTGCAAAAGAAGCAGAAAACCGTGATACAACATCTTTACGTGGTGGAGCGGCTACAGCGGATAAAGTAGATGTTGGTTTAATGACCTTCAAAGTAGGCGCAAAAGATCGTGACAACATTAAGCATATCTTAGAACGTGGGTTCTTTGAACAACCTAACTATTCTCATTGGGTTTATAAAAATCGTGGAGGACGTTCAGGAGTTATCATCTGGACAAATAT